TTACGTTTTCGTGATCTCCTCCACTATATATTTGTCTTCCACCTTCTTACAAGTACACACAAGGTATTCCGGATGTTTCAAAGCTCCTTGTAGTGTATCGGGAAGAATAACTTCTTTCGTACGTCGGTCTATCGCAACCATTGCATACAGTATACCTTCACTCTCGCACTTCTCTATTAGTGCTTTTTTTAGTTCTTCTACGTCGAATTCCATTTTGGTGAGATTTATCACTGCAAAGTTAGGGAAAATAATGAATATTTTCTGCAAATATATTTGTATTCCGCTAAATTAAGGACAATAAATAAAAAACAAGTATATTCAAATACTGAACATTTAGTATAATATTGATTAATATTTAATGTAGTGGAAATATTTTTTTGAATTAAGGGATTAAATGTGTATAATTGTAAATCCGTCGTAAAGGGGTTAGAACTAGTATGGAGATATTTTAATAATTAAATTCAAATCATATGAGACCTTTAATATCTAAGAAATCTCTTTCAGCTGTATAATTATAGGATCTGCTGTTATGAGCTATATAATTAAATATGTTATTGAAAAGCTGGGTGATCCTATTGAGAATATCGTTTGTGGAGCAGCCATAATGATTTCAATAACATCTCTAGTCTTTTTGTTTAAGTTGAAAAAATATATAGATAATAGTATTAATCAATCAAGTACTGATAACAAAGAAAAAGTGGAATAAAAGGGGTGGATTACTATTTAAAAGAAGTTCGAAACGATATATAAATAGTTAGTATATATACATAAAATGGCTTCCTTGTTCGTCCGCCGACGAGGAAGCCATTTCAACACAAAAACTAAACTAGACACATTTTTGGAAATCTAGTTGTATATTCTGTATATCAATTATATAGTCCTGCTTTTTTTTATGGTTCGACCATAATTCGACCATTTGATGTTTTATGTACTATCAAGATTTCTATATTTCATATTTTATATTACTTTAAATATTATATTTGCGCATTGTCAAACTAAAATAGTGCGTTTATGAAATCGTTATTAAAAAATGTCCTAAGAAGGATAAGTAAAAAACAATCTTCTAAAGAAGATAATGCGACAGCCTTTTATCCCCAGTGTTGTGCAAAAGTGGATGATTCCGCTCGTATGCGTATAAAAATGTCTTATGACCAAAATGTAAAAGAAACTATATCAAGCTTGAAAACACTTGCTAATGATATGTCTAGTGGCTTTGTTACTTTTAAAAAGTTTCAGACTAGGCGTTATCAATACAACCCGGATGCAGATGCAACTCTATATGCTTCAAGACTGCTTCGTGCAGCTTCTATATTGGAGTTCCTATTAACTGATCCTGATAATAAATCTTAGAGATTCATTTTTTCAGCTAGAGCAGAGAGCCCTATCAGTAGTTCAGTTATATTTTTGGCTTTTCCGACAACATCATCAACTTTCGCTGCTGTATCAGGGCTTAACTCCTTTTCTAATCGTTCTAGCTGCATTTGAAATGTATCAAAACTTAATATATATAAGTCTCTTTCAACAGTGAATCCCCCTTTTTCTGCAAAATTGAATATTTCAAAATTCAACGTAAGATATTCAATACCATATCCTTTATAGTCAATAAATCTCCTATTTTTGAACTCCTCTAAAACTATTTCATATTGTTCTTTACTGATCCTAAGGTCTGGTATATCTTTATAATTTAGTTTAGCTGTTCTTTTCCCGTTTGCTACAACCAAAATATAATTTAATACTTTATCCTTTTCTTCAGCTGTTATAACTAAAGGATATTCTCTTTCATCTTTTGGGGGTACAGTTCTAATTGGGCGCATATTGTAATTTTATAATAGTTGTTGTTTGCTGATAATATAATTAGGAACTAAAACTCTTCTTTAATATAATTGTAAGGACCATAGATTATACGAGTAGCATATTTGATTCCAGTGTCTTTTGCTAGCTCTTCATCGTACTTGATTATATCTGTATGGATCGCTGTGAGATATTCTTCTTTTAACAACGAACTCCAATGTCCATCCCATAATGGGGATACGCCACCACCGTATGAATCAAGTCCATTGGCATCTTTAACGCAAGATAATTCATATTTTTTAGACAAAATATCGCTCATTTTTTTTTGTTTGTCAATTGCTTCTTTTTCTGTATCTGCGTTTAAAACAAATATGCAAGTATTAAAATAACTATTAATTCCGTCTGATTGGAAAAGAAAATGCACAGTATTAAAATCCACACCAGCATACTTTATATTATTAAAAGACAATATGTTTTTTTTCTTAGGATTATACATTTCTTCTCCATACTTGTTTCTTAATATGGGTAATGCTTCTTCTCTAGAAATCCCAAAAGGAATGCCACCAATATTAGTAACTTGTTGATTTTTATATTTTTCCTCGAAACTAGAATATAGTGAATCTAATTTTGAGTGATATTCGGATGAAGTATCCTTATATATATTCAACGAATCTTTGAATGCTAAATTATTATCTTTTTGTGCATTTGCAAAAAGTGGTATAATAAGCATTAATGCGATTAATATCTTTTTCATAAAACGATACTCAAGGTTGTTATTTGGCTTTATTGAATTGATTGTATAACTCTTGTAGCTTAGAAGAATCCTTTTCCTTCAAAGCTATATCTCTATATCCATCACTAAATGTTAGCCGCATTTTAGTTACTGTTTCGTTTGAGAGCTTTTCTAAATCACTCCCTAGACATACAATATAAATTCCTAGTTTGCTATTAATGCCATTTGGGGTCCAATCCCCTGGTTTTGCTAGCGTATATTCTACATTTTTTACTTTGATAATTCCGTCGTTCGTTTTGAGGAGCATTTCTTGTCCTTTATTACACGAAGTAGCACAGTCTGTGAAGACACGAAACTCTATCAAATCTACACCGCCTTCGTGTCTGAATCTTATTCGTGTTTGATTCTTACCTGTTGCACCACCCGAGTAAATCTTTTCCCACGATGTTGTAACTACTTTCTCACCTGTAAAATCGTCTATTTTTGTGTCTACTTTTTGAGCAAAGCAGAACAATGGCATTGTAGCTAAAATTAGTAATAGTATTTTTTTCATTTCTGTGTTGTTGGTTTATCCTATATTTCTTTCATTCTTTAACATAGCTAATTCACCTTTCAGTTTTTGATTTTCTTCCAAAAGACGTTGAGTGAGCATCGTCTTTTCATTAATCTCATCTTGTAAATTGGCGATGGTATATACTATACTTTTCAATTTATCCATTCCTGGTTCTGTTTCTTCTTTTTGAAGAAGCATAGAACCTTTTCCTCTTAACAGCCATTCTGCGGATATTTCTTCGTAGTTATCCAATATTGCATTAATAGTTGAGGCGCTAACCTCACTTACCCCTCCTAATTGTCTACTCAATGTGTTTTGTTTAATACCACATTTAATGGCAAATGCCCTATCAGATAGCCCTGAAAGGGCTATGACTTCTTTAATTCTATTAATCATAAAAACTACTATAAAGTTAATATATCCAAATATGGATAATAAAATAGATTTTTGGATTTGAAATTATCCATATTTGGATTACATTTGCATCATAAATCAATCAATCATACAAACATACAAAAAATGATTGATAAAACCAATTAAAAAATAACGATTATGAGCTACAATTTATCACAAATAATGAAGTCTGCACACCGCAATTACAAGAAGGGTGGAAAAACATTTTCAGAGTGTTTAAAATCTGCATGGAGCTTCGCAAAACTCCAAGAAAGTTTCTCACCGGAAGCAGTGAAATCAAGAACTGATAAATTTTTAGCTGAAAGACATGAAGCTATGAGCAAGACTGCCAAAGCTACACCTAGCAAGGAATATAATAACCTTAATATTCCCGCTTCCGCTTACTACAACCCAAATAGTACTCATTACGGTGCACATTACGTCGGAGATTAATCAAATTATACAACAATGGATAAAAGAACCGAACTAGAAATACAGCGAGACAAATATGAAGCTGTGATTGAAGAACGAGACGCGTTGATCAGCTCTTTGAGAGGTGAAAATGAAAAACTCAAACGAGATTTAGAATCAGAACGTGGATTTTATAGAGAGAAAGTTTCCCAATGTGATGATTTGAAGAAATTTATTGAATCGCAACGAAACTTAATGGACATAGTTTTGAAGAACAACCAAAGTATTCTCTAA